CCGGCGCGATGTTGTTGTCCTCGAACGATGTACCCGTCGTCGTCCCGATCAGGGCAGCGATGAATCCGGGCGTTTCCTTGTAGATGCGGTACGAGGCTGCTCCGGATACCGCCGACCACGAAAGCAGGTTGTACGAACCCGGAACGTCGAGATTGTTGAACACGGATCGCAGATCGATGTCCGTACTCTCGCGGCCGTCTGCCGTGACCGACGTCACGCGGTACGTCTGCTTCGGGTACGCAGTCGATCCCGGCTGCACATAGCCGCCGCTGCTGTATGCGCCGAGGGTCGCCGTGTTGATCTGCTGCCCGGTATCGTACCTCTTGATTTTGAACGTACTTCCTGATGCGTCGAAGACGGTGTAGAAGTTGTTGTTAATCGTGTTCGGGTTGGTGAACGTCAACTCGCCGATGAAGACGACGTCGCCGTTCGAGAATCCATGATCGGTCACCGTGGTGAAGATGCCCGGACTGCCGATGGCTACCGCCGTGATGTTGAGCGCACCGCCACGGTACGGTGTTCCGGTGATCGACGAAGGCGAGTTGATCGGCGAATAGAAGCTGATGCTCGTCAGAGTCCAATCCGTCGCGCCGTACCTACGCAGCTCGCGCGCGGCATAGGACGGATGGACGAGCGTGACGATGTCGCCGCTCTGCACGTAGTGGATGTCGAACAGGTCGGCCGCAGCGTATGGGTTCGGGATCTCGAGAATCCCCGCCGGCATCGCATACCAGTAGGTTGCGTTCGGCGGCGCGTTGCCCGTGGTAGCCGCGATGCAGTAGTAGTTCACGCCGCCGCTCGAGACGAGGTCGCCGACGTCATACGCGGTCGCGCCGTTGTAGGCGGCAGGCGTTCCCGGCCCGACAGTCGCTCCCTGCGTGTGGAACCGGAAGTACCCGGCTCCCATCTCCACGACCAGCGTCTGGGTCGGGCTGAACTGGAACGGGATCAGGCGTGTAGCGGACGCGCTGTTCTTCACCTCGCGCACGAACGCGAGGCCGGGACGGTTCTCCACCGCGCCCTGCGGGAGCGCGATGAAGTTGAGCATCGTCGATGCCCCCGTCTGGTACTTGGCGTCGTCGATGCGCCCGAACATCTCCGGGCTGATCTCGCCGCCTGCGAACGAGCGATAGTACGTCCGGGTGCTTGGCATCGGTCAGCGTCCTGAAGTCCAGGGGACGATATGTTCGACCTTGACGTCGCGCTGGTTCGCGTCGGACGCGCGCGCCTGCTGAAGATACAGCAGCATCATCTGCGCGCAACGCTTCGCCTCGGCAGCGCCCTGGTCGCCCTTGATGACGGGGCCGGCGAGCATCGACGCGAGGTGCCACGACAGCGCCATCGTGAACAGCGGGTCGAACTTGGTCGGGTCGTTGACGAGCGCCTGGTACCGCAGGAGCGCGTTCTCTTGGTCGGTGTACAGAACCTTGTTCCCGAGCGTGTCAGTCTCGATGGAGTACCGCTGCGGCACGTACTGCCCAGCGGCCAGCATCGGCGAGAAGTTCGCGTTGTAGTACGGGTATTCCGCCGGCGAGAAGCGCGTCGAGTAGTCGTTCTGCGCCTCGGGCGGAAGGACGGCGACGGCGGTCATCATGTCGCCGGGAACCGCGTATGCGTACTTCCACATCGTGTACGGCATGGTGACCTGCGCGAGCGAGGCTCGGCGCGAGGCGAAGTTCCATGCGTGCGTCTGGAGGAGGGTGTCGCGCGCGATGGGGTAGAACCGCGCGCAATGCTCGGCCTGTGCCGATCCCTCCGGAGGGTCGATGCTGGCGACGGTCGCATCGTCCCCGAGGTGCGCGAGCGCGAGGTTGCAGATGTCAACGACCGATGCCATGCCGGCCTCCTATCAGGAACAGGAGGGGCGTCGAGGTTTCCCGCCGACGCCCCTCCTGTCAAGTCACAATCCGAGGATCACTCCGATGCTTCGGTCGCGGCGTTCTTGGGCTTCCGCAGCTTGCGAACAGGCTGCTCTTCCACGGCCTTCTCCTCGGGCGCCTCGAGGTACTCGAGGTTCCCGTTGAACGGGCCGCTGTACTCGAACACGTCGCCTTCGTGGCGGTAGTGGTTGTCCACGAAGCAGACGACCTTTGCCTTGACCTTTGCCATCGGGTTCTCCTATCAGGTCACCGAGAAGCCGGACGCGTAGAACTTGCGGCCGTCCTGGACGTCCATCACCACATAGGCGCACACGCTGCCCGTGGTCGGAGTCGTACCGACCGTGGTGTACCGCGCGCCGATGTAACGCTGGCCGGTCGAGAGGAGCTGCGGGTTGAACCGCACGGAGAACTGCGCGTTCGCCGTCAGGCTTGCCTGCGGAACCGCGCCGGACGATCCGATGACGGTCACGCCGGTCGAGAGAGCGGCGTTCGTCGCGCCGATGATCTCAAACGTCAGCGACGTCAGGTTGTTGTATGCAGCGACCGTGACGAAGTTCATGTACAGATCCGAACCTTCGCCAATGTCGCGAGCGACCGCAAGGTCGATGGTGTCCGTGGAAAGCACGGGAGTGCCAGACGCAGGAAGTGCCGCCTGCCCGGTTGCCACCCCGGTGGCAGGCACGGTTCCGGAAACGACGAGATTGGTGTCGAGAATCATGGTGAGTTCCTTCTTTCTTGTTGCGTGGAGCTATCAGCTCACGACGGCTTCGGTGTTGACGATGGCGTCCACCTTGCGGAGCGGAACACCCTGGAAGGACAGCCAGCTGTAGGGCGTGCCGAACTGCGACAGACCCTCGTTGACCTTCAGGACGTACTGGCTCTTGTCGAGCGCAGCAATCGCGAGGCCGCTGTGGACGGTGCGGTTCATGTAGAACGCGGCGCGACCCATCGCCATGTTCGGGATGCGGTACAGGGCGCGGCTCATCATCTTGATGATTGCCGTCGAGTCGCCGGCTTCCTGCGTGCCGCTCTGGGCAATCAGGTCATCGGTGTCGATGTTGCAGATGCGGACGACGTAGCGCCAGTCCTTCACGACCAGACCGTTCTTCCACTGGTAGCGGGTGGCGTATGCCTGGAGGCGGGTGCCATCGCTGTTGTAGACGGTCTGCTCGCCGAGATCCTCATGCATGAGGCCGGCCGAGCTGCCCTTCGGGAACGGGCAGTAAGCGGTCTGGTCGCCCCACACGACGAGGTAGATCGACGTGTTGCTGGTGGCGTCCGAGCCGCCGGCCTTCAGCACGTTCTGACCGTTGCCGGCCGTGCTGCTCGAGTAACGCGGCGCGAGGCCGAGGAACTGCTTCGGGTCGGTGGCGGGGTTGCCGTAGAACAGCGTGGTCGCCTGCGTCTGGTTCATCGCCTCGAGGAACGCGACGTCCTCGGACAGGCGGAACTGCGCCGTGTTGCCGTTGAGCATCGCCAAATCCTTGTCAACCTCGCTGCGAGCCTCGAGGATGCCGCAAGCCTCGTCGACCTGCGCGGTCGTCGACTTGCTGTTCGGGATGCCCTGGTTCAGCGCACGCCAGTACACGCTCGGGAGGCCCGTGCGGATGACGACGCGGTCGCCGGTCGGGAGGTTGCCTTCCTTGAAGACGCAGTCCTCGAGGATCTCGTTGGTCTGCGAGAGGAGTTCCGCGACGACCGGAACGCGGCCCTCGGGATCGGTGCGCTTCGCCCAATCGGCGAGCGTCAGGTTGTTGCTGGAGAGAGTTGCCATTGCTTGTTCCCTTTCGTGGGATTAGGTGTTGGAGTAGAGAACGTCAGCGAAATCGGAGAAGCCCTTCGGGGCGCCCTTGCCAACGGCAGGTGCGCCGCCGACGAACCGATCCTCGCTGATTGCCTTGCCTGCGCGGTACATGAACCGGATCACCTCCGGGTGATCGCCCAGGCCAGACTGATTGAGCAGACTGCGGAGTTCGGCGGTGCCGAACGCATCGAGCGCCTTCTTGGCGACGCCGAGGTTCTCGGAGAGCTTGTCGCCCCCGAACTCCTTGTCGCCTTTGGAGTTGGTCACCCACTCCGCTCGAACGGCCTCGATCTGCGCCTGCTGACGCTGGGCCATCTTGGGGGCCATAGCGTCGAGGACGCGCTGCGCGGCTTCCTGCGACAGGTTCAGCTCTTTGGCGACCGTGCTATACGCCTCCATGACTTCGGGGTCGAACGCTCGACCTTCCTCGGCCTTGAACTCGTACTTCTCCGGCGCGCCCTGCGGCTTGGTGTCCGCAGCCGGCGCGTCGGTCTTCGCATCGGTCGCCCCGGCCTTGCTCGCAGCGGCCGCGTCTGCGGCTTGCGAGTCCTGGGTCGTGGTCGCCTTCTGCTCTCCCCCGTACAGCTTCTCGGCCGTCGCCGCGACGCCGGACGGGGACTCTGATGCAGGAGCGGCTTGTGTGGTGGTTTCAGCCGTTTCCATCATCATTGGTTCGCTCATCGGTCTGTTCCTTCATCATGGTCGGGTAATGCTCGGGGCAGCAACCGTGGACGATTGCCAGCATCCGAAGTCCCGAGTTCCGTGCGCCTTCCGAGAACGCCATCGTCATCGCGTTGGTGTTGAACGATGACCGGAACACGCCTGCCTGGTCGAGCATGCGCCAGACGATCCGCCTGCCGCGCCTGCTCGCCATGAGCCACTTGACGTCCGATTCCTCGGCCTCCCTCGCCAACCTGTCGCGCAGCTCGCGGTTCTGCTTGTCGCGCTCCTGCCCACGCAGGTCGAGAGGGTCGTACTGGCTCACGGCCGAAAGATATCTGTGCGTCTATTTCTTACGGTTCCCGTTACGTGCTGGTGATCTTGAGGTTCCACGCCTCGAGCGTGATGAACTCGTTCGCGGTCGCGATCTGCCCGGTGATGGCGAACGTCTGCGCGATTCCGAATCCGCCGGTCGGCGTCATGGTGACGTTCGCGCCGGTCGACGCTCCGTGTCCGGGGGCAGCAAGGGCGTTCGAGACAAGGGTCGTGGCGGTGTTCGCCCACGCCTGCTTATCAAGGGACACACTCACGTTCGATCCGGCAACCGCCTGCGAATACCATCCAGCATCGCCGATGTTGACCTTGAGGGTCTTGTTGTTTGCGCTTCCCGTCATCGCGAACAGCGCATCGATCTCAAGTTCCATACCGAGCTTGATTCGGTTCGCCGGGATGGTCGCCGACCCGAGGGTGATGTCGGTGCCAACGACCGACACGGTCGGGGTGCCGAGGCCAGCAGCGAACGGGTAGTTGATGGTGATCTTCGTGGTGGCCGCGCTGACGTCGGTGACGGTGTACAGGCCGTTGACACCAGTACCGCCAGCCCAGGTGACGCGAACGAGCTTGTTCTGCGCGACGGCGTTGTTGAGGCCATGCACGCCGGCGCTCACCAGACGCAC